CTGGGCGCACTCGTACTTGCAATCGATCTTGGTGGGGTAGAGGTTGCCGGCGGTTTCAGTGTTGCCCACCGCCTCAAAGCGCGCCCGGTAGAATGTAGCGGGCGCGCCGATGGCGTTGAGTGCGGTCATGATGGCCGTTGCGGCCTGTGTCCAGATGGTCTGAGCCATCAGAACGCCCCGCTGTACGCTTCATCGGGAACCTTGGCCGTGCCGGCGTCTTTGCTGTCGAGCAAGACAAGCTCCTCAGTAACGATGTTCGTTTTCCAGCGTTTCTGTTGGGTGTCGTCTTCCCAGGAGATGGTGCGGAGACGGCCGGAGATATAAACCTTGGAGCCTTTGCGGAGGTAGTCACGGGCGATTTCAGCCAGGCGGCCAAAGAGGATCACCGAATGCCACTCGGTGTGATCTTCCCACTTATCGCTGTTGGGAACTTTCTTCCGTTCGTTGGTTGCGATGGAGACCGTCGTCCGCAACGTTCCGTTTTGCGATGCTTTGGTTTCCGGCGGCTGGCCTACGTTGCCCAGCAGGGTAACTGAATTCACGCTCTTGCTCATGGTTGACGTTCCTTTCAACGTGCAACATTCGATTCGTTAATCCGGTTTGCATAGAACCTCACGCGCGCTTGAGATATAGCTCTGTGACCTGCATGTCGCGCGATTCAGGCAGGGAGTGGACGGTGTACGCGACACCGCCCACGGTGATAGGGTCAAGGGGTTTGGGCGTGGCCGTGAAAGCGTTGTACGGAATGTGCAGCACTATCGTGTTGCGCTCGAATCCGCCGGGGCCGCCGCCGTGGGAGAAAACATCGGTAGACGTGTCAAGGATTCCGTTCACGGCCGGCTCGTTATTCCAGATCACGGGAGACTCTTTCCCGAAATCGCCAAAGAACACGGACAGATCGGAATCCCCAAACATGGCGGTCTACTTGCCTTTCTTTGCGACTGCCAGTTCGGCTTCCAAATTAGCGATGCGGGCCTTGAGAGTTTCGGTGTCGCTAGGTTGGTTGCGCCTGGCCACCGCTTCTTTCGCGCGCCTCAACTCATCCTTGACGAGTGCAATGTTTTCAGGAGTAGCCTCGAAAACGCGCTCATGGGTGTTGAGGTAGGTGAAATCGGCGTAGGACAACTCCACCACTTCTCCACCCTCGCGGGGTTCTTTGTTGACGATCATCGCGTACCGCAACACCGCGTTGACGGGCCGGCGCTTATTGTTCATCGCTTTCAGCATTCTTCACCTCATGAGGATTCAAGCGCGGGGCCTTGCGGCCCCGCCTGTTGTGGTTTGTGTGTTGCGGTTGGATTACGAGATTGCGATGTAGGGGTTAGCGACGAACGCGGCGATGTGCCGGATTGCAACATCGTGCAGGGCGCGCTGGGTCACCACGATTGCACCGTTGCCCGCCTGAGTGTAGGGGTCAACCACAATCTCACGCGCTCCCCAATCCGCCAAAACCAATTGGCCCCAATCGCCAAAGATGCTGTTGTGTAGAATGGCTCCGGTTACGCCCGCCTTGGTTCCGTTTTTGGCAAGCTGGTTGGTGACGGCCGCGCGATAGCCGGCGGGGCCTTGCAGATCGATCCCGAACGGGTCTTTGGGGCCATCGTTCCAGATCGGCACGGCGAGACCGCTGGGAAACTTCGGCGTGTCCTTGAGCTGGGCGCGCACTTCCGGCGTGAAGAGAAATGCGGAGGTGGCCACGTCCGCGTTGGCGGTTGCAGGGATCATTTCGTAATTCAGTATGTCGAGCCAGGTGAGCGGCTTGCCACCGTCACTAAAGGCAGTGCCGGAGGGCGAAAGCAGCGTGAGACCCGTGGTGCTCATGACCCCGGTTGGAGAGTTCGCCGTGCCAGGACCGCTGATCGCCGTCAAGTCGAGCAACAGGAAGATCACCTGATCCTGATCGGCGCGGGCCAATCCTTCCACATCGGGAGAGGTCTGCGCCAACAGTTCCACATCCCACGCAGTCTGCGCGGAGATGCGATGCGGAGTCACAGAAATCGAGTCCATCGCGAGATCGGCAGGATTCGTCGCCGCGCCTTCACCGACCCACTGAGCAGTGCCAGGCCCGGACTGACGGGGCAACTTGACAACGCCCTGCAAGCCGCCCATGCGCCGCGCGCCCAGCTTCTCAATGAATGGCCGGTTGCGCAGCAACTCAATCACCTCGGGGCGCGTAACGGTCATGAGCGCGCCGGGTTCACCAGTCAACCCGAGCTGGTCGGCACCGGAGCCAATGGTCTGCGTACCCAGGGCGCGCATTGAAAGGGTGTCAGGAAACAGAACGCCATCCGTATCGATCCCGATCCGCTTTTTCAGCTCGTCACTGTATTCCATCTCCAGGCGGGCATCGCTGGTCGCCTTTGAGAACTTGCCGGGAGACATCTGGTTGACCTGCCCGCGAATCATGCGGAAGAGGCTAAAGCGATTCTGGTCGCTCTTGTCCATCTCTTTGAAGAGATTCGTACCGGCGGTGCCCACCTTGGTGACATCGTTCTCGGCAACAACTTTGCGCCAGAGTGCCTCGCGGAATTTCTCCGCAGAGGTGTTTTCGCCGATGGCTTTCTGTGCATCGTCGATGGTGACGTACTTGCGGTAATCGGGATCGGTCGCAACGGCCATGATGTCATTGCGCCGCGCAAGCTCGAGTTCCGCTGCGGTTTTCTCAGCCGTTTCGGCCATGGTTCTCTCCTGTTTCGGTTGCACTTCGATTGCAGGTTGAGCAGCGGGCGCGGGAACCGCGCTACGCCGCAATACCGTTTCAATTTCGACGGGAAACTCCTCGTCTTCTTTGGCGGAGCGTCCCGCGCCTACGGTGGGATCGGCGGGCACAGTGACAAGGGATGCGTCGAGCGGCTCCCAATCGGTTACGCGGCATTCGTCGGGCGCATCGGGGTTGTCCTCATCCTCGGTGCGGACCATCTTGTGAACGCGGTAACCGATGGATGCGGAGGTGAGAATTTTGTCGTCGTAATCCTGGCGTTTTTCCTGCGCGAAAACAGAGCGGCTGAATGGACCCTCTACGGTCATGCGGCCATCTTTGATTTCGTACTTATCCACCACGCCAAGCTGCTTATTGGGATCGTGATTGAAATTGTTGGGCACCTGGCCGGAGTCGAGACGCCCGGTGCGAATGCATTTTTTGTCGTGCTGCAAAATCTCATTGCCCGGTCCCGACCAATAGTTCCGCAGATACGGCTCTTCACTCGACACCGCGAACCGGAAGCGGCCCGGATCGGCACCCGACAACCGTTCCCCATCTTTCGGCGTAGCGTCGATTTTGGCGGCGCGATACTGTACCGGAAATGAGGATGGTGCTTTCTTTTCAGTGCTCATAGTTCAACCTTGCCTTGCTTTGAAGAAAGCCCGCCAATTTCAGATGGTGATAAGCATTTCTTGCGAGAGCCGCTGTGCCGCAATCTCGCAGTAACGCTCCTCGCGCTCGATGCCGATGGCAGACAAGCCCAGGGCCTTGGCAGCTTCCAACGTGGTGCCACTGCCCATGAATGGATCGATCACGGACTTACACGTGCCGGGCGCTTGCAGGATGGCCCAGCGCATCACGTCTTGCGGTTTCTGTGTGGGATGGGTGCGCACATCCTTGCAACCGGGCTGCACAAGAAACCCATTCCATCGATAGGCGATGCGGCGCACGGCCTTGTTGAGATTGGTCCAAGCCAGTTCGCAATCGGCAAAGTCTGTATTGCCGCGCAACTTATCCCACACCAGCCAGCACTTGGAGGGTGGGAGTTGAAAGTAATTGCCGCCAAAGATGATCTGGTACGGCGCGCATGAGCGGATGAGGTCCATCAGCTCCGCATCGGGCGGAGCATCGTCCCAACCGCCGTCGCCGTAATCGCGTTTTGCAATCATCTTTCCGGCCGCCAGGCCAGTGTGATGTTGCTTGACGCCGTGGCCGCCAAACTTATGTCGCGCCGCGCCGATGCCGTACGGCGGATCGGTGCAGAGGAGGGCAGCTTTTATGCTGCCCCCCCCTAACACCTCGCGACAATCCCCGCAATAGATAGTGATGCCCGCGTGCTCATAGTACGGAGTCATTGACGCTCTTTCGACTTAGCTGAACAGGTGGAAGCTGAAACAGCGAGGGTTGGTGGTAGGCGCGGTCGTAGTGATGGTGAAGCTGGTACCGATGACGCGCGCGGAGACGGTGGGCGGCGCGGTGGCCGGGGTCACATTGCAGGTAACGCCCAAGGTTGCACCCAGCGAGGAGTCTTCCTGCACGATGATGTGCGATCCGGAGGCAACGCTTGAATCGTTGACCACAACCGTGGTGGCACCGGCGGCCACAACCACGGAGCCGGTGAGATAGTTGGAACAAACTGCCGGAGCTGTCTTGGAAACGCAATCAGCGCCGCCATAGATCGGATGTCCGTTCATGTCGTAGGCGATTGGGGTTTGCACTGTGCTCTGCGCTCCACAGAATGAAACGGCCAGCGCCAGCGCGCATGCACAGACCAAACCGAAAACCGCAAATTTCAATTTCATATTCTCTCCTTGGGAATGGGTTGAGGCATCGAAACCACGATGCGGTGGGTTAGTCAACCACAGTGCCGGCGCAAGTCGTGCCGTCATAACTCCACACCACAAGAGTGCTGAAATTAACCCAGACGGGAATGACAAAGCTATTTCCGGACATCGACACATTCCCCGGCGTCCATTGCCAGGTGCAGCCTGATCCGAGAGTGACGGTCTGCGCACCGGCGGCCTCGCCCATGGCATTGAGGATGAGCATGTAACGCCCGCCGGCCACCATGCCTGTGAGATTGATGGTGCGCGCAGTGAGACCGTCTGCGGTCGGCAGGCACGATGTGAGCGGAGCAGCGCCGCAGTTGGTCGGTGGACCAGCCAAAGTGTAGAGCGGCAACGTTGCCTCGTTGAGGTTGGGATTCGTGGCGCTCCAGGTGACTACCGCCGCATCCGTAAGCGCAACGGGCGTGATGTGACCACCGGCGGTGATGTTATTGCTTACCATCGAATTCCACATGCCGATCATGTCTGGCGGCCCAGGCAAGCCGGGAAAGCTGGTTTGCGGAAGAGTCAGCACGGGGATGTAGTTATCGAAGTTGCATACGCCGGCCTGGCACCAATCGGTTGGCGACGTTGCTGTGCCATGAGGTTGAACGCATGAATATCCCGGCCCAAGAGCCTGTGCGCCGTTGAGCTGAGCGGTTACCTTGAAACAGAGGTCCGGAGGCGTAGTCAACGTGACATCGGGAAGGGTGATTGAAAATACGCCCGCCACAGCGTAGGTTGTGCAGGCTAGAGAGATAGACTGGCCGCCATTCGGCATCTGGTAACTGGCTGCTACACCATTCGCCAACGTCGGCTGAAAGGACACAATGCCCGTGAGAGGCGTCAAGCCGCCAAGGTCGGAGGCGGTCACAGTGACCGTGCCTTGCGTACCGGCAACCAAAGACGAACAGGGTACAGTCTTCACGGTCTGCGCGGAGAGCGATGCGATTCCGGCAAGCATTGCGAGGGTAATGGCTGCAATTCGTAGCAAGCTCTTCATTCGTTTTCCTCTTTCGTCAAGTCCCACAGAGCCGCGTTCGCCGGGTGCATCCCGCGCGTGAGACTGCGGCCGGGTTTCACTTTTGGTTTGCCGGGCGCGGGCTTTGCGCCGGGCTTTGGCTTGGCGGGTTTTGCGGGCGACGTGGGCTTTTCGTCTTCCTCTTTCGGGGCCTCGCCGGTGGCATCTTCCGGCGTCTCATCTTCGTTGTTGATTTCGCTTGTACCCTGGCCGCGAATATCGGTGCCAAGCGCGATGCCTAAGTCGTCCGCAAGTTCCTGCTCACGCGCCAGTGACGTGTAGGTTTCTTCCAAGTCACGGCCCACGCTGTTGAGGATGCTTTCATGCGTCTCAAATCCGTTTTGCACGAGCAAGGTGTTGGCCTGTACATCCTTGAGCGGATCGATCCACGGCCAGCGGCGCGGCTCCCACTTGATGAACTCACCGCAGAACCGCTTGCGATCCGCAAAGGGCAGGGCGATGGCTTGATTGAGGAGACCAGCGCCGAGCCACGCATCGTAGATAGGCTCTGTGACGTTGTCGATAAACGAGGTCTGCATCTCCATCCAAAACTCACGTACCTCCATCTCGCCGATGCGCGCGGAGCTGTAATTGACGCCGCTTAGATCGTTGAACAGCGAGTGATAAGGGACGTTGAATCCAGATGCGATGAGCCGGCCGGATTGCTTGACGAACGGGTCAAAGGCGTTGGTGGGATGGGTGGGCGTGTGATTGTTGAGCGTGGCTCCGGTGCCCGTGAGGTCGAGGGCGCTCCCCATGCCGATGTCGATAGCCTTGGAGCCATCGGCATTGATGCCGTCGCCTTCGATTTCATCGGCGTCGGGATCGGCGTCCTTGGCTGTCTCGATGGACATGAGGATCGAAGCGCCGATGCGGGCGGCGGCCAACTCCGCTCCAAAATATCCGTCAAGCATCCGCAACTGTCCCATGCCGGAGGCCATCCACGGGTAACCGCGCGTCTGGCCGGTGCGATGCGCCACGATCCAATGAATGATTTGATCGGCGGGAACGCGCTGGCGGTTGGAGCTGCCGAACGAGGCTTCGTACGGGTTGCCCTGAAACATGTGATAGGCCATCGGACGCTGGTATTGATCCACCTCAACGCCCATGCGTATCTGTGTTCCGCCGGCCGCGCCCATGAGGTTGTAATTGTCGTCAAGCTGATCGGCGTCGATGAGTTGGATTTGAAAGCCGAACGGGTTGACGGTTTTGGGCACGTAGACTTTGCGGATAAGCTGCTCTCCATCGCGCGCAGTGTTCTCCGTAACGAGCCGTTGCACCTCGCGCCATGAGTAGCGGCCACAGACGGTGCAAGAACCTTTCTTGCCCCACTCACGCCACGCGCGGCGCAACTCCTCATTGGCCTTTTCATCAAGGCCGTTGCTCTGTTTGCTCTTGCGTACCTGGGCAACCTTGAACGCCAGCTTGACGCCGTGGCGGCCGGCAACGTTGGCGCGCACCATGCCCAGGAACCGGGAAGCAATAGGCGAATTGATGGCCTGATCGCGGGCGCGGGCGCGGAGCTTGCGCAGATCGACCATTAAGTCCTGGTCGGCGGAGCGCGATGCGGAGGGCCAATCAACGCTCATCCGGTTCTGCTTTGCAGCCTGGAAGCCGGAGTATCCGTTGGAACCGCCGAGTTGCGCCAGGGTTGAATCGGAAGTGAGCGAACGCTTGCCAAGGAACACATCGATAGCGCCACGGAAGCGGGAAACGATGCTGCGATTGATGATGTCAACGTGTGCCATGCGGCTCCCTTACAGACTCGTTGTGAAGCGGAAACCTATTACGCGGCGCGGGGCATACTCACCCTTGGCGCGGAGTTCGGATTTGTATTGAGCACGCCAGAATGAACGCTCTTTGATGAGGTCGGCGCGGGGGAAACGGCGGAGTTGGCGGCCGTTAATCATGTACTCAGAGACGCTGGGGTCGGTGTTGCCCAAGAGACACGCTTCAACGGCGTCAAGATTTTTCTTGACGTTGGAGCGCGTATCCACGGGGCCGGTGGCGGCGGCCAGGTTCGGCGACACGCACACGTCTTGCAACGGCAAGGTGACTTGCTCACCGGCCGCCGTGGTGCCCGCAATGCCCAACAGGATGGCCGCAAGCTGATAGGTATCGGCCGGGCATCCGTTGGTGAGCGTTGCGGGAGCTTGAATGTCGAAGGATTGACCGTCGCTATCGGCGGTAATGGGCGGGTTCGTGGCCAGCGTTCCATCGATCACAAAGCGGTTGTTCGCGCTGTTGAGGATGTACTTGAGCTGGTAGAGTCCGCTGGGGAAATCGGGGAACACGCGCATCCAATTCCATGAATCGCCGGCGCGGAGGTCGGTGGGCTCCAGCGGAATATCGGAATCATAGAATTGGTTGATCGGCGTAGCTGGATTGAGTAAGTTGCCCATAACTTGACTATGGGCAACCTTGGCGATTTAGCGCGAATTTAGAGCTTTTAAGGAACTATATAGGCCGGAATAGTCATTTCTTTGCCGTTGATCGTGGTTTCTATGTACGCACCACTCAGAGCACCTGGGTAGCCGATGGGACTAAAGAAAGAAATGGTTCCAACTTCGCCATCGAACTCTGTGCCGTCTTCATTCTCGATTACGACAAACACTCTCTCCTGTTCGTCGTAATCGATCCGTGCTCGCAACTGTCCTTGCATTTCATCGCCTCACTTTCACGCTACGTTGGCCAGCATGGTTTGCGGGTCGCTGGGATCATCTTCAAAACAGTTGCCGCAGATCAGCACGGCATCCGGCTTGGCCCAGGCGTTCTGTTCGCACGATGGGCAGGTGAACTTTGTCTTGCTTTCGTTCTTGGCCTTGGCCTCGGCGGCCATGGGCGCGGGTGACTCCCAGCGGAGCTTGAGGCCCTTGGCCTTGAGCTTGGCATAGGCGCGGGCGTAGGGGCCATCCTTCACAACAAAGTGGGTGACGTGCTGGCCTGTCTCTTTGCCATCGGGACCGCCCGTCGTGGTGGGCTGCAAGCCAATAGCTTTCATCTTCCCCGCCCACTCGCGGTCGTGATAGCAGCGGCGCGGCGCGCGGCCGTGGGCTTGCTGCCAAAGGTGAGCCATCTCATGCGCCAGGGTAGAGAGAATGCGCTCGTCTGTCTCATCACAGAAGCAATCGGGGTTGAGGGCAATTTCATGGATGGTAACCTTGTTGCCGCGTCCGTGGAAGCGTTCCGGCGCGAAGTACCCGCGCGCCTTGGCGTGACGCTGCAAGGTGACCAGCACTTGAGGGAGCGTGTCCGCAAAGAGCTGAGCGTTGAAGAAATCGAACGCGGCTTGAAAATCGAGGTATTGCTGTTCTGTGATCTTGTCTTTCATGTCACGCTTCCGATTCCGACACGCGGTTTTGTCTGTTTTGAAGATGATAAAGCCGTGTTGAAACGCCGCTAGCGTGCTCAGACAGAGCGGAATAGTATTTTCGGGCTTCCAGGAAATCATCCTTCGCAAGGGCTTTCTCTGCGAGTCTGCGATATGCGTCCATCGTCTCAAGTGCGGAGACAAGCCGAACGTTTCCTCCGTGTGCTAGTTTCCGTAACGTTTCAGACCTCATCTTTGACCCCTTTCTGATCTGTTTGTATCGTACTATGCAATCATAGCTCGATATGTGACGGCGAGCACGATACCGAGTGATTTCTTTTTAGAGGGTACGGCCAAAGTTGCGGAGCCGGGATGCGGCGGAAGAGCGGCGGCGCGCGGGCGCGGGTTTCGTTGCCTGGGTGAGCACCGCTGCCAACTTCACAGCCGTATCGGCTGTCTTCTGTGCCCAATCGGACGGCGTTTCGCTTGCGACTGATTCCCCATCCGATCCGATGTATTCCTCGGTTGGCGCGGGAGCCGGCATACCGGCGGCCTCGCGCTCCAGGCGAATCTTTTCCGCCGCGCGGAAGAGACTACGAGCGATCTTGCGGAAGGCGGGGCGGCGTACGGAGACAGCGGCGCGGGCGTAGACGGCGCA